TAAAGAACAGTATATATGTCACCCCGGGTCTAACTAAAGCAGACAGACTAGCCACCCACTTCCAGGCTTTAGCGTCTGCCTTACCCTGCTGCTCAAAGGCACTGTTAATGGCCTCTAACTGAGCAATCCCGTGGTCTACATACCGGTGTTCAAGCCTGTACTCACCTCGCATCTTTTCTAGGTCAGTCTGTAACTTGAACATCTCCAGTTCATGCTTTCGTTCACTTGCTCGGTCTAGCCATTTGAGCACTTCAGGGGCCAGCCTAAACAAGCCCCCGAAGATGCTACCTAATAAGCCCCCACCGATTAGGTCGATCATTACTGCTCTCCGAACAAGCCCGCAGCAGAAGGTACGGTAAAGGCATTGATAAACGCCTTACGGGTACGATCATCCATACCTGCCGTCATGCCACGCACCAACTCTGTCATCTTACCAGACGGAATCTGCGTGGTCATAAACTCAGCCATCTTCTGCGGCTCCAGCATCAACTGAGCAATCTTGCCGTTAAACTCTGCCTTGTTCCCTCGTTGGAGGGCATCCAGAGCAGCGTTAAACGTGGTGATTGTTGCAGACAGGAACTGCGGCAACTTGGCCTTGCCCTGTACATCCGGAGCCGTTCCAGCAGCAGCGCCCATCTCATCTGCACGAACCTTTCTGGTAAGGTCGGCACGGACAGAATTGATAGTGGACATCTCTGTGGGAGACATCAATTGGTTCAGGCGTTCATAGCGGGGAATATCAGTACCGGCGCGTTTGATTGTCCGCGATGCATTCTCTACAGCAGCGGCAAAAGCACCAGCAGACTCCGCATTCAGCGGTGTGTTCAACGCCTTGCCTAATTCCTCGCCCACCCGCATACGATCAATCTTCTGGCTGTACTTCTTGTAGGTGTCTAAATACTTAGACCACAAGCCGTCAGAAGACCGGTCAAAGGCCGAGTCAATGAACTTCTTGATGTTGCCTGCAACCTCTGCTTCTTGCTTCTGTAAACCACCCTGCATCGGAGCCTTGCCGACACGGTTCAAAGCAGCCACAATGTCTCGATTCAGTTCCTTACGGATATTCTCGTACATGTCCCGGCTACTAACGATACCGTTTTCATCCGCTTTGGAGCGAATCTTGGCAGCAGTCTCGCTCAGAATCTGCTTGACCACATCGTTGTTTGTGCCTTTGATGGCCGAATCCAACTGTGACGCTAAAGATTCTGCACGAAGCGGATAGAAACCGTTCTGTTCAAGGCTATCCCGTTGTAATTTCAGAAACTCAATCTCTCTTTTTCTCTGTCTTGTGATGTCGCCAAATGCTTCAGCAGTTTGTTTGTATTCAGGGACACGCTCAGCCATCTCCGTATACCTACCAGGAAATCTAGGAAATCCAGGAATAGGTGTGTAGGTGTTGGCTAGGTTTTGTTGGATTGCTGCTTCTGTCTGAGCCTTGCCTTGTTGTTGTGTTGCAGAAATAAGGCTTGCTGCTTTATTGGAAATCTCTGTTTCAAGACGACCAACAACATCACCCGCAAGGTCTGTCTGCTTTAAGGCTTCTTCCCGCATACGGCCTGTCTCGCGGTCACGGCGCATACGAAGAGCACGTTGCTGCTCTGGGGTGCCTGCAATCTTGGCAATTGCTTCTTCACGGGCTGCGGCCTGTTCCGCTTCACGGGCAGCAAAAGCAGCCTTTGGCCCACCAAACTGTGTCCGTACCTTTTGCTGCAATGCAATAAGTTCCGATGCCGAAGGAATGTTGGTCAGTGCTTCCGCTGCCGTAGGGCGCGAACCTGTAACCAGTTCCCGAGCATCTTGCAGAGCCGTAATAACAGCGGTACGCTCCGGGCCAGCCAAACCATTCAGATAGTCCTGTAGTGCCCTGTCTTTGCCTTCCTTGGTCAGTCCTTGTGTCATCTTGGCTGCTTTTTGCAGCGTGGCAATACCGACATCAAAGGTGCCACCAAGTACACCGCCAATAAGGGCTTGACCTGCTTTTGTGGTAGCAAAGTCTCCGCCGCTCATCCTGTCAGCGCCCTGCACAGGCTGAATCAGACCTTGCTGGGCACCAATAAGAGCGCCTGTACCCAGCCTACCAGCACCGGAAGCCAGTGCTAGTTTATTGGCCGGAGACACAATAGCGCCTGCCAAGCCAGCAATGTCCAGACCATCTGTTTTAGTCGCTTGCTCTACAGTATTAACTGCTTGGTTAATGGCTTGGTTCTGTCCGCCGGTAACTAACTGAGCAATTCCCAAGGCAGGATCAACAACAGCACCCTTAACAAAACGAGCAGGAGCAGATTTCAGAACCTCTTGCGTAATCATGCCCACCGGAACACCCATAAAGGTAGACTGATCTGACTGCGCTTTAGGAGGCTGTGTACCCCGCAGAGCAGCCGCAATCTGTTCGTTTGTCATACCATCGGGGAACTCTACTGTTTCTCCGTTAACTTCTACATATTGCGGCATAGTTTTCCTTACTTAATGTCTTCAATCTGACCTGTAGCCGGGTTGAATCGTTTGGTAGCCTTCGGCGCGGCGGGGGCCGCTGCAGCAGGTGCCGGAGCCGGTGCTGCTGTCTGCTCTGGTGCTTTAAAGCCACGGGCATTCAGGTAAGAACGGGCGGCCTGTTGCTGACGACGAAGTTCTTCCTGCACACGCTTAATGGCTGCCTCTGCACCGTCTGCGGTTGTAAAGTCCAGTTTGTTCTGAATCTGGTTCCAAGCACGTTGTGCATCGCCTTCTGTCTGAGTACCTTTGGCAGCAAGCAGATAGGCATTACGGGCACGTTCTAAGAACGAGTTAACATCAGAAATAACACCACCCGCTTCGGTACGACGCCCTAAGGCTGACATTGCATACGCAGCGCCACGGGAACCCAAACCAAACACTTCTTTTGCAGGGCCACCAGGAGGTTTGATTTTTGTGATTAGTGCATCGCCTTCATCAATAATCGGCTGGCTAGCAGTGATTGCTTCAAATCGTTGACCGGCTTTATCATCCACCGGTTTGTCTTGTGTGGCTGTCGATTTAAGCGAAGCAGCCAATGTAGCCAGCGATTGACGACCTTCTTGACGCAGGCGCTCTAACTCAATCTGATGTGCTCGATTAGCAGCGTCACGCTCTGCTTGTGTTTTTGCCTTTTCTAAGTCAGCAGTCAGTTTTGCTTCTGCTTTAACTCTTTCAGCTTCTGCTTTTGCTTCAATCTGAGCACGGCGGTCTTGAACCCGTGTTAGAGCAGTAGTAACTTGTTCCGGCTTGCCATAGCGATATAGCACACCTAATAGTTGTTCTTCAGGAGCATCAGGTGGAAGGGCACCAAGAGCCTCTTGCAGTTGACGCTCTCGTTTATATGTTTCTTCTTCCCGTCCAGCCTGCGCTGTAACTTTCTGTGCTTCAGCCCGTGTTTTACCAACAAGAGCTTCTTGCTGCATCATCTTTTGAGCCTGCATAGCAGCCTGTTGTGCCATCTGCGGGTTCACTTGCTGCAATGCACGGGCATACTGCATCATGCCATCAGCAGTGGTCAGATCAAACTGGCTACCTAACTGACGGACCTGAGAGGCCATCTGAAGTGTGGGGTCTTGTGCTTCCTGGCCCAGAGCAGCCATTAAACCACGGCGAAGGTCTTGACCACCTTGAATCAGACCCATACGAGTCATTTCTCGGCCTGTCATCTTAGCCATCTGCATTGCTTTGGCTTCATCAAGCTGCTGTCGTGCCTGATCGGGCGTAAAGCCCTGCTGGAGCAAGCCCAGAAGCGTACCGAGTTCGTTAATTTCTGCCATTAGAAACTACTCCCAAAACCAGAGGGGCCATAAACACCGCCCGGATTAAGTGAAAAATCCATTCCGTACATGTTTCGTGTAGAAACACTGCTCGGAGATGTTAAACCACGGATCAAAGCAGAGATCGGATCACGCAAGGCGTTAGCAAACTGAGCATTCCGTGCCTCCATCAAGTCTGCGTTAGACACTCCGGTGCTTAAAAGAGCTTGTGCTGCTGCCGGACTACCTGACCCCAGTGCCAAACTTTGTTTCAGTGGATCATAGCCGCCCATTTGCTCAACTCGACCAGCCAAACCAAAGGATGTCTCAAATGGCGACAGTGCCTGCTGCTGTAATCCATAGCCCTTACCAATTATGTTGATACCGCCACCGAGCAAGCCTTGTCCAAACTCTGCCTGACGCATACCTGCTTGCTGTGCAGCAGCGGCTAAACGAGCATCTTCTTGAGCCAGCGCATTGTAATAAGCGGCCATCTGCGGGTTAGAGGCTGCTAAACCAGGGCCACCAGCAGTATAGCCAGCCTGAGTTGCACCGGTAGCCAGACCTAAACGACCACGCTGGAACTGTTGGTTAGTCAACTGAGCCAGTTGCTGTTCACGCCCAGGAGCCAGCAATGCTTGCTGTTGAGTGATGAACTTCGTTGCTGCTTGCTCAGGTGTCTCAGCCAGATAGCCTTTACCTAAGTTAAACAGACCAACACCGGCTTGGTTGATGGCAGGCTGAACAGCAGCCGCGTCAAAGCCTTGCTGTAAACCACGACCGGCTAAACCCAACAGGCTCTCACGCATAGCAGCCACGTCAGGGGCTACTTGGTAGCCAGCACCAATTACACGCCCTTCAGGGCTGTACTGGAAGCCTGTACGACCAAAGCGTGTAGTGATGCCTACAGGACGAAACTGAGCAGCCTGAGCAGCCTGTGCTCCTGCTGCCGAAGCAGCATCAGCGGCTTGGTTAGCGTTATAAGCACTGACCCCGGCACTAAAAAGGCTGGGAAGCAAAGAAGTGAAATCGAGAGCCATTAGTATGTCCCTCCATCAACGGTAGCATTTAGAGTACCGCTGACAGTTAAGTTTACAGCAGTTGCAGTGCCTGTTAGGGCAGCATTGTTTGC